TTAATGGCCTTTTAAATTATTGGATATCACTTTTTTAGGTATACCGTATCGTTCAACAGCTTCTTTAATACTTAGTTGCCCATGGTACACGCCTGCTAAAAATAAAAGTCTTAATGCGAAGAGGTTGGCTTCCTGTTCCATTTTATCTGTTGAATACAATGTGAATTTCTTCAGGAAAGGAGTATTGGCATGAGGGTGCAAGATAGCATGGCCTAATTCATGCGCACAAATAAATTGCTGCTTCTCTTCACTTGTATTTTCGTTAATATGAATAATCTTAATCCTAAAATGTTGATTAAAGTATCCCAAGGTGCTTCCAAGGTCTTCATATATTACATGGATCCCCAATGCACTAGCGATTTTAAATGGACAATTCGTATTAAATCGAGTAATTAATTTTTCTACTTCTTGTATAATTCCAGATGACATATAAACACCTACTCGCGGTACTTGTTTGGAGTGAATTTTTGTTTAGCTAGTCTTTTTGCTAATCTCAGTGAATTCTCTAGACTTGCTATTAACAGCTCTTTATCTTCTTCTTCCATGTCCTCAAGTGTTTGTCCATCAAAGGCAGCATAGCCATTTTTACCAGATAATCCGTCTATCATTTTTTGTAGTTCCTTTTTTAAATCTTTTTCATCTTTTGCATTCAGCTCAGGTAGATGGATTGGTGATTGATCTGCTTCGATATTTTCTCCTAAAGCCATTCGTTCTAGATCGTCGGTAGTTATTCCAAGTCCTTTGCATAATTTAGTAACGTTATCCACGGATGCGTTCCCTATGCCTCTTTGTAGTATTGAGCGCAAGGTGGTATAAGGCAACTCAACTTTTTGGGCAAATGCCTTTTGATTAAGGCCAGACTCAATAATTAATTTTTTGACTATTTCCGCTCTCTCGTCCATTTTCATTCTCCCAACATTTATATATACGAAGTATCGTACCCTAATAACATCATTATAATGTATTATTTCTTGGAGTAAACAATAATATGTGAAATTGCGTATTTTATAATCAAATATTATTGACTATGTATGAAATTGAGCATATTATTTAATTATAATACGAAATTGAGTACATTGGGATTATCTTTAAGGAGGAAATATATCATGGAAAAAGGTGTGGAATTTAAGCTTCCTTCAATTAACCGAAAAGGAACACAGTTAAAAGTAGAAGAGGCAATTGAAACCTATCGGATGTGTCTTTTGACTATTCCAGATGAAAGGCTTCCAAAAGTAACAGCTTCCTATTCTCTTGTTCCACCTTCGAATACTAATTCATTCTACTCAGCAACAGAAGAAATAGCGATTGAACGGGCTGATGAAGAACAGGCTCGCGGTGAATACGTCGAACGGTTTCGAAAAGCTGTCAATCGGTTAGCGCCAAAAGAGCGGGAAGCAATGTATTTAAGGTATTTAGGTGATGAAGAATTATATGATTATGAAGTATACAATGAATTAGGGATGAGTGAATCTTTTTATCATCAAAAGTTTAAACCGAGGTTATTCTATAAAATGGCTTTAGCTTTAAAGGTAGCTGTATATCAATGAAAAAGAGGGATTGGCATTTTTGGCACGTCACTGGACGTGTCTTTTTTCTATCCTGAATGATTTCGAAACGGAACAAAAACGATATTGTGATGAATATGGAATGAGCATTAGGTTCCTAGAGTGATAATATGATATTAACGAAAGATATCAAGAGGCGCCTTCCTAGGAAGAGCGTCTTTATTTATGGATTATGTCCATTAATATTGTGTCTTTCAAGAAATGTTTAGGAGGTGATTGAAATTGAAGAACATAGTTGCTGGCCTAAGAAGCCGAAGTATTGAACTGAGATGACCCATGGATGAATATTAAAAATCCAGCATGATAAAAATAGTTTCATTTTTATCATAGATAATGCTTGTTCTGTTCGGGAGAAGTTGCTTTCTGTTGATTATTTTTAAAAGATAAATTAAATGTTATATCTTTAGCAAATAGGCACTGCTTTGCATAAATTGTTGTCATAGCTATCAGTCTATAAGGATACCTCAGAAGGAAGGCATGACAGTAATGAACAATAAAGACAAGGTATCACGCTTAATTGAGTATCTAACAATATTAGAACGATTGTATAATAGGGACAAGAGACCGCTGATTACATTACATTCTGATTTTTCAATAAGGATAGCAAAAAGTATTTCATTGACCATGCAGGAGATTGAATTGTTGCTATTTGAACAAGAAAAAGGGGAAGAGTTTAAAAAAATCCTAAAAGTTGATCCTAACATTTTAAGTGAAGAGGTTTTAAAGGAATTGTTAAAGATTATAATCAAATTAATTGAGGTAAAAGATGATTTTGAATGAAACTTACCCATTCTTAGCAGACTTGCCTTATCTGTCAATTTTATTCGATTGGAGTGATAGCGATTCGTGGCGTTACTTATTAATGCCTATAGGGCACTTTTTGACCGACTGTCAAATGATGAGGTTTTAGCAGCATTCGTTCAGGGGGTTTTCGATTATGTACCAGAAGAATCTGAATTCCCATGTGTAGTTATTAGAGAATTCAATTCTTCCCCGTTTACTTCAAAAACCTCAAATGGCAAACGGATAGAATTTACGATTGAAGTATGGAATGTTCTAACAGGTAATCAAGAAATGATTAGAATTATCGACCATATTGAAGCATTGCTCGTATCAGAATTGATAATCGAGGATGCTTTTTTTATTGCACAAGAAATGAAAAGAATTGAGTTATTGAAAGATGAAGAAACAAGCTTAAATCAAGGGAAAATGATGTTTGAACTAATAATAGAATCGGAGTGATATGCAATGGCAAAAATGCAAGGTATGAAATGTTTCGTGAAAATTATGGATTTATCAGATCCTAACAGCCCAAAGGTGTTGGCAGGTCAGCGTAATGCCACACTAAATCGATCAGCTGAAACCCTGGATGCTACGTCAAAGGATACAGAGGGCTACTGGAAGGAGAACCTGCAAGGATTTAAAGAGTGGTCAGTGGATTGCGATGGAGTATTAGTCGGGTCAGATAGTGCATTAGCTATTTTAGAGGATCAATTCCTCAATTCAGAAAATGTTGATGTGGTCATCGAACTTGCGAGCGGCACAACTTATCAAGGAAATGCTGTAATTACTGACTTTCCGATTGATATGCCCTATGACGACCTCGTTACGTACTCATTATCATTAACGGGATCGGGTGCTTTAGCTAAAAATACAACATCATCAGTTTAATGGGGGATAATTAAATGAAAAATTCAGTATTAAAAACAAATAGAGATACTTACTTTTTGCGCTTTACCATTAATGCACATTGTGAGGCAGAAGAGATGCTGGGCTATCCAATTACTCAGCTTAGTGAAAAATCGGCTGGAATTTCTACGCTTCGAACTTTGCTTTTTGTAGGCTTGAAAAACAGCGGGAATCCGGTCTCTTTAGATAAAGCAGGCGAGATTATGGAAGAAGTAATTGCAGATCGTGGAATGGAGTACTTCTCCACTCAAATTAGCGAAGCTATACAAAAAGGCTTGAATCAGCAATCAAGTCAAAACTTTAAAGATAATCATAATAAAAAAAAGTATTAACCTATGAAGAAATCATTGCTGAGGGTGTTTTAACATTCGGTTTATCTCCAAAGGAAGTCGGGCTGCTGACTTATTTGGAATTTGGCATAATGATGGGGATGCATAATGAAAAACTGAAAAGAGAGTATGAAATGCAGCGGAATGTTATTTTCAATGCGATTATAAATGCCAATCGCAAGAAAAATTCCAAAATCATACCTCTTTTTAATGATAGTAATGAAAAAACAGCAGCGGAAATGATGGATGAGCGAGAAGAACTATTTGGATGATGATAGTTCTTCTTTTATGTTTCAAAGGGGGGTGAAAATATGAGTACAGCTAACATCACTGGTGTAATAAATAAAATAGCTGTTGAAATTGAATCTTTTGACTTGGTTTTAAAATATTTTAATGAAAATGTCAATAAGAATTTAACCTTGGTGGGTGAAAGATTTAAGCAGGTAGGCGCAACTTTGAGTAGTTCTATTACGGCACCATTAAAAAATATAGGTGCCTCTGCAATTAATCTAGGAATGGAATTCGAAGCAGCAATGTCCAAAGTCGCAGGTGTGACAGGTGCATCTGGATCAGAAATGGAGGCATTTGAAGAGAAGGCAAGAAAGCTGGGGACAACCACGCAATATAGTGCAGCTGAAGCAGCCGGCGCGTTTTCTGATATGGCGCTGGCTGGTTGGGAAACGGGAGATATGCTCTCAGGGATAGATGCAGTAATGGCATTAGCCTCTGCTTCAGGAGCAGAATTAGCGGCAGTCTCCAGTCAAATGAAGGATGGAATGACTGCATTCGGATTATCCGCACAAGATAGTGGGAAATACGCTGATTTGTTGGCTGCGGCATCCCAAGATGCCAATATCAATTTAGCTAGTCTTAGTGAATCCATGCAGGTGGCTGCTCCTGCGGCTGGTTCATTAGGATATTCAGTCGAAGACACGGCAGCTGCACTAGCACTTATGGGAAAATCAGGCATTGAGGGCAGCGAGGCGGGAAATGCGCTGGCTTCAATGATGACAGGACTTGGAAAGCCGACAGAAGCTGCTAAAGGCATTATGGATAAATTTGGGATATCGTTAAAAAACAATGATGGAACGATGAAAACCTTCGATGAAGTGATGCAGGATTTAAGAGGCTCCTTTTCCGAGTTAGATGATAGTCAAAAGGAAGCCTATGCGACAACTTTATTCGGCGAAGATGCAATGGCAGGCGCTCTCGCTGTTATTAATGCGAGTGAAGAGGACTATTTGAAGCTATCAAGTGCAATCAACGAAAGTGAAGGCGCAGCGAAAAGCATGGGCGATACAATGAATGATAATCTTGCCAGCCGGCTGGAAAACATGAAATCTGCTTTTCACGAAGTGGGTCTTGTTATTTACGATACCTTACAGCCTGCGCTTGAAATACTGGTGGACTTCGGAAAAAAAGTAGCAGAGACATTCAGCTCAATGAATCCGAATATCCAAACATTCATTATTGTATTAGCTGGAATTGTTGGTGCTATTGGACCAATTCTTGTGGGTATCGGCGCATTGTTATTATTGTTTGGGAAACTATCAGCTGTGTGTTTTTCGTTAGGCATTACCATGGCAGCTGCCTTCTGGTGGGTGATTGCTATTATAGCGGCATTAGCTGCGATTGTAGCTGTTGTTGTTTATTGGGAAGAAATCAAAGTGTTTTTCATGGAAATGTTTGCAATCTTAAAACAATTCTTTTCAGAGACCTGGGAAGCAATAAAAATAAAAACATTTGAAGTGTGGGCAGCGATTAAAGAATTCCTCGTGCTCGCATGGCAATCGATTATGGAAACAGTAATAGCCATTTGGAGTTCGATTTTTGAGTTTTTTGTTAGTGTTTGGACTAGAATCAGCGAGTCTGTTTCGCTATTTGTAGCAGGTTTTGCTGCTATCTTGATGGAAGGTTGGAACTTCATAACTGAAGCAACGGCAGCTATTTGGAATTGGATAAAAGAATTAATCTTGGTTATTTGGAAAAGCATCCTTGCGGGAGTCTCGCAGATAGTACAAAGCATTTCCAGCTTCTTAACAAACAGTTGGAATGTCATTGCAAGCACTGCATCCGCTGTTTGGACTTGGATAAAGTCTATTTTAATTACAGTATGGAACTCAATTAAAGAAGTATCTATATCTGTTTGGAACACAATCAAAAATGCAATGGTGACTACTTGGAATACATTGAAATCCACAGCGGCGACTGTATGGAATGGGTTGAAGACTACAATAATGCTTCCTGTGAATTATATCAAAGATAATGTAGGCAATGCATTTCAAGGGATGAAAACCACTGCTTTAAATGCTTGGGAAGGATTAAAATCCGGGATGAGGACAGTTATAAATGGAATCATTAAGTTGATCAACCGATTTATTAATGGGTTTAACTCTCCGGCAAAGCTGTTAAATATGATCCCAGGTGTAAATCTACCTTTCATTCCAACGATTCCACAGCTGGCAACAGGTGGCAAACTATTCGGCAGCGGAATGGCGATTGTTGGCGAGGCCGGACCGGAATTGGTGCAAAAGAGCGGATCTTCTGTAAAGGTTACCCCATTATCATCACAGGAAAAGACTGGGGGTATAAGCAGAGCGCTAGGTGGAGCTTTGGAGTTGAATCTAAACTTATCTAATAATATTGAGGGCAGAGAGGCAGGAAGGTCGCTTTATAAAATTATTACCGAATTCCAAGAAATGGAAAAAGGTAGAATGGTAGCAATCGGGAGGGCGTAAATATGAATTTTTCATTTAATGGAATAAAAAAAGATTATATATCTATCGATAATAATGAGAAGCGGCCCTCTTGGGCTCCTTTACAAAGAAATTTACTTTATGTAAAGGGAGTAGAAGGTGCCAATTTAGAAAGCACAGATATAAGAGAACGTATTTTGTCTGTTCCAATACAAATAAGATTTAAAGGTTCATCTGATTTTCAGAAATTGAAGGAAGAATTAGCATCCTGGTTATTATATGAAGATGAAAAAGAACTTATTTTTGATGACGAGCCTGATCGAGTATATTTTGCCTTAGTCGATGGACCTTTGGATTTTGATGAGCTGGTAAGGTTTGGACGTGGAACGATCACATTTATCTGTCCTAATCCGTATAAATATGGTCATAAAGTTATTTCTCGTATAGATCCTGCTGAACCAGCCATTATAGTGAATCAAGGGACATCCAACACTAAGCCGATTTTCACGTTTAATACAATTCAACCTACTACGTTTATAGATATTGTTAAAGATGATGATTATATGTCAATTGGGCGACCTGTCTCAGTAGATGATGAGGTATTTGACCCTAGGTCAAGGAGATTGAATGATGAAATGAGAACAACAGCGGGTTGGGGTGAAGCTTTCTTTCAACCGGATGGTGGAGCAAAGTCAGGTACAATGACTATATTGGGTGAAGGAGAAGAGTTTGGTGCAACGAACTATGGTAGTGGACTTGCATGGCATGGACCAATGCTTCAAAAGACTTTTGATCCGTGTGATGATTATTATATTCGTGTCCGTTTTAATGTAAGGACGAATAATTCGAAGCAGAGGGCACGAGGGGACATGTATTTTTTAACAACAGACGGCTCGCAAATTGGTAAAGTGTCTGCGATTATCCGCGATACATCTATGAAAGCAACGATTGAAGTGAGATTGCAAAATGGATTAAAAGTTCATTACCCAATCAATAGATTAAATGCTTTCGATAAAGGGTTTTATGGTTTTGTAGGCATTGCAAAAGAGGGGACAAAATTCACTTTTGAAATTGGAGTGGAAGCTGTAAAAAGCAGTGGTGGTTTTAATGTTGTCAAGAAGGAAGTGCATCATTTTGATGACATCAACGGTGATTTTCAGCTTCCGCTTGCAGGAGTAGCTTCATATGTAGCAACGTGGGGAAACAGTCCCTTGCCTCATAGAGCGAGGCTGCGTTCAGTAATTGTAGATAAAGTAAACCAGCAAGTAGGTGTCCCTTACATCGTAAAACCTGGAGATGAAGTGAAGATAGATTTTAAGAATGAATTAATCTTAATAAATGATGAATTGAGAAATGATCTTAAAGACTTCGGGGGCAATTACTTTTCTCTTCCTCCGGGTGAAACAATTTTGGTTATTAATCCTCCTGATGCATTCACAGCTACTGTTGAATGGAGGGATTGTTATAAATGATACACATTCTTGATAAACAAACTGATTCTATTATCTCCTTTTTAAGTAAAGAAATCACAGCAGCCGAACATAATGAAAGCCTGGATAATCAGGAGTTTTTGGACTTCACGGTCCGGGTGGGGGAGAAATCACAATATGTAAAAGAAAGAAATAGAGCCATCATTCTCGGAGAAGATGGTACTTTTCGCGAATTTATCATAATGAATTCAGAAACATTATCAGATGAAATTCATATTAAAAGCAATGCATCATTTTTCGACTTGGACAAGCAGCGAATTATTTCACCAGTCGTTCTCGAAGGCCAACTATTAGAGAGTGCCGCTGCAAGCATATTAGCTGGAACAGAGTGGAGAGTGGGAGTAGTTGAGTTTTCGGGTTCCGAAAGAGTCGTTTTCGAGGATTATTTGGGAGCATTCCAAGCCTTGAAAGAAGTCTCGTCTCTTTACGAGGTGGAGATGCGCTTTCGTGTTGAGGTAAAAGGAAATAAAATAGAGGGTCGCTTCGTGGATTTCTTTAGAAGAAGAGGGAGAGTCGCAGGAAAAGAGGTTGTATTCGGAAAAGATTTAATTGAGATAAGGAGAATAGAAGATAGTCAAAATATTGTTACAGCTTTATTTTGTATTGGTCCTGAGAAAGCGGATGGATCAAGAATGACCACAGCTGTTTTTGATGATGTTGCCCTTCAACGATGGGGAAGAAACGGCCGTCATTTGTGGAGCATTTACGAAGCTGATTCATCTGATCAAGAAATGACTCTTTCTCGCCTCACCGAAATGGCTCAAGAGGAACTAGAAAAGAGACTCAATAGCCTTGTTAAATATGAAACGACTCAAGCTGTCTTAGACAATCTTCCGGGATCTGATCATGAGAAAGTTTTGATTGCAGATACAATTCGGATTAAGGATCTACATTTTACTCCACCTTTGTATGCGGAAGCTAGAGCATATCAGGTTCGACGTAGTTTATTAGATAAATCTCAAAAGGAGTACGTCCTTGGAGATTTTATTCAATATTCCGAAGATCATGTAAGAAAACGGTTTAAAGAACTTCAGAAAGTATACGGAGTAAAAGTGATTAAAAGCCCTATGGCGCCTACGGGAAAATACAATATTATTTGGATTGATACCTCTGATTCTGTAGAAATCATAAAAACATGGAATGGTATTGCTTGGGTCAAAGCTACACCTACACGTGCCGAAGAAATTGGAGCAGAAACTCCACAGGGTGCTCAGCAAAGGGCTGATAAGGCTAGAGAAAAAGCTCAAGATTATGCCGATGAGAGAGATGAATTGCTGCAAGTAATTATTAGAGATGAAATAACTGAAGAGGGAAATAACGCCTTAAACGAAGCAAAGCTGCGCGTTGAAGAATTAAAAATGTCTGTCGACAAGGATATTTTAAACCTCAATAATGAAGCTGATAATTTAATGAGAAGAGTATCTGAATCAGAAAAAGACCTGGAAGATGCTGCTGGCACAATCATTAGTATTGAACAGGATATGGATACCTTAAATGGCGCTCTTTCAACGACTATTAGCCGATTATCAAATATGGATGGCGTCTTGTCAGAGCAGCAGGCATCCTTGCATTTCATTGCAGGTGAATTGGAGGCTAAAGCTTCTCAAACAAGTGTGGATGCAATAACAGGTAGACTGACTTCTGCCGAGACAACAATCTCTCAACAAGCAACTTCTATATCGCTTAAAGCAAATGTATTGGATGTATACACAAAATCACAAATGAATACACAGCTTAACGAAAAATTGGATTTTACAATATATAATAATAAAATGACTCAGCTTGATGTGTCGATCGCAGGCATTACAGGAAGGGTGGAAAATACTGAGCTAACTATCAATGATTTATCTGGGGCAGTAACATCCGCAAATCATCATCTTTCAACCTTAGAGCAAACCGCAGATAGCATTACCTCCAGAGTTTCTTCATTGGAAACAGATCTTGATAATGTAAATGGCGGATATAATTTTATTCAAAACAGTCAATTTAGAGGCGGTTTTCAAGGGTGGATTATCGGAAATGGGACTTGGACTGTAGATTCCAGTAAAAAAATATTGGGTGAGGATTCAGTTAAGTTCAACCATACTGCAGGGACATACCCAATGTTGAGAAGTATTATGGTAGAAGTGCAAGGGACTGAAATAATAGGTAAAGATGTTACATTGTCTGTTTATATATTCGTTCCAAATGACTTAACATTTTCTTCAGGAAATAATCCATACATCCAAATCTGTGGATATAGTGATCCAAATAGTACGGCAAATGCATCATTTAAAACCTTTATTGTCCCCAATGATATCGCCAGAGATAAGTGGGTTAGAATTTCACTTACAGCAACTATAGGATCAAAAGTCGGGACTGTTGATCCTGTAAAATATATTGCTGGCCTGCTTAGGTTTAACGGTACAGAATTACAGCGAGCATCAACCTTTTGGTACGGGCTGCCACAGATGGAGATAGGGAATAGGGCGACAAATTGGACGCCCTCGCCGAAGGATTTGAGCAATCGTGTAGATTTGGCAGAAGCAGAACTTTCTATACATGCTGGCGAAATTAGCAGTAAAGTATCATCACTTGATTATTCTGGAGCAAATATCGTATCGATGATTAATCAAACTGCCTCTAATATTAAGATAGCTGCAGAGAATATTGATTTGGTAGGTAAAGTCACGGCCACGATGCTGAATGTTACAAGTTTATCCTCAATATCTTCAAATATAGGAACGGTTACAGCAGGTACAATAAATGGGATATCTTTGAATTCAGTTACCATTAATACTACAAGGGACATAACGGTTGGAAACAATCTCTTACTAGGTACATCTGCAAGCAATGCAGTAAAAAAAATTACTTTTAATGGAACAGCAGCTACGTCTATTCAAAGCGACGGATATAATTTCACTATAAATTCTGGTGGAAAAATGATTCTTAGTGTTTACCAGGAATTATACTTTGACACTAATATTTTATACACGAGTGCTAATAGGCATTTTCATAGTGCCCATTTAGATTTCGGTGGTGGGAATTCAAATATTGAAAACGTCAATAATATATACACCCTTGGTGATAGAGTTCGGATACAAAACAATACCGCACATTTTATGGGTAACGGAACTGTTAACTTAAACAGTATGGCTACAAATGGCGGTATTTTTTCTGTAGGTGCGGATAGTACAGGTGCTCGTGTCTGGTCTATGAGTATTTATAATAGAACATACTCAGCAAATTCCAGTGTTGTACCAGTTGTTATAACTAATCAAGGAACATTAGGAATACAATCTTCAGCAGCTAAGTATAAATTGGCTATTGAAGAAATGAGAGATGTTCCATATAAAAATATTTTGAACTTAGCACCAAAAACATGGTATGACAAAACAGCTTCAGAAACTTATTCGGATTTGTTGGCACGAGAAGCAGATGGAGAAACAATCGATTGGGAAGAAATTGACTTACCTGAAAATGTAAGGTCTATCGGTTTTATTGCAGAGGACATTTATGCGGAAGGTTTGGGGAAATTTGTAATTAGAAACAAACGAAAAGAAATAGAAAGTATTTCATACAGCACTTTATGGATACCCTTAGTGCCCATTGTAAGTGAGCATGAGGATAAGATAAGCAAGCTTGAGAAGAGAATAATAAAATTGGAAAATATCAAAGAGGATTAGGGGGCATCACATAATGAAATTGGTCATTAAACAGTCATATATTCCAGAAGTAATTGAATTCATATTCAATATATCTTTAAAAGGCAAACAATCACGACATCGTACACGTTTTATTAAGTTGCTGCAAGAAAAATGGAAACTAGTGTGCGAAGAAGAAGTGATTCTTCTAAAAGAGTATGCAGATCTTGATGAAAGTGGTCAACCTCAAAAGAAAGAAAACGGGGATTTTATCGTAAAAGATGTAAACGGATTTAAAAAGCAGCAAAACTTACTCTTAGATGAACATTTCATTATTAATGGAGAGGATTATAACGGAATGTTAACAACTTTGAAGGAAATTGTATTTAGTTTTGATGAAGAGGTAAGTGGAAAAAAAGCAATGGTTTTTGATTATCTTTGTGAAGCCTTTGAAAATGTGGATCAAGGAAATGAAGCATAGTGTATGCAGAAATTTTTAGCAGAAATATCATCTATAATTGGTAATGTTAATCCGTTTTTTTAAAATAGAGGCTAGAAATAAATTTAAAGCAACTTTGTATAAGTGATTAATATAAGATTAGTAAGAAATCTAAGTATTCTTTAAAAAGGAGCGTGAATTTTGGAAAGCGTACTCAAATTCACTATTGCATGTGGAGGTACTGCAGCATCTTATCTATTTGGGGGGGGGACTACTTTGTTGCAGATTCTACTAGTATTTGTCATCTTGGATTATGCAACTGGAATCATCGCCGGTGCGTATGGTTCAGGGTTAAGCAGCAAAGTAGGATTCAAAGGAATTGCAAAAAAGGTAATGATCTTCGCTCTTGTTGCAGTCGCTCATTTAATAGATACCGTATTAGGAGATAACCATCTTATCAGGGATGCAGTTATCTTTTTTTATTTAGCAAATGAAGTAATTTCAATTATTGAAAATGCAGGAAAGATAGGGTTGCCAGTACCATCTGTGATTACTAGAGCTGTGGAGGTTCTTAAATCAAAAAGTGAACATCGATAA